TGTAAGTATTACTCCAGTGCTTATTGACCCTGCATACATTTATATTGACTTAGAAATATTCTTTAAATTTAATCCTAACTTAGCTACAGTTACTGCATCAGGTTTAGCAACATCAATAAGGAACACACTAGTGACACATAACACAGACGTATTAAAAACATTTGGTGGAGTATTTAGATTATCGAATGTAGCGAAGAAGATTGATGATACAAGTATTTCTATTATATCTAACGTTACACGAGTGAAGATGACTCAAAAGATTACACCTACACTTGGTACTGCTAAAGCTTATTCACTTAAGTTTAATCAACCATTAACTGATTTAGATGGCACAAGTTCTTCAACGGGTTCTTATGTAACTTCAAATACATTCACATTTAATGGTACAGCTCAAGCCAAGCTTAAAGACTATTATGACACCGATTCAGCGACTCGTATTGTTCAAGTGATTGATGCAGGTGGCTTAGTATTAGATACTAATGCTGGCTCAATAAATGAAACTACAGGTGTAGTTACTCTTACTTCATTTAATGTAACAGCATTGCCTACAGGACAAACTACGATCGATGTGACGGTTAAACCAGCTAGTACCGATGTATCGCCCGCAAGAAATGTGTTATTAGATATTAATACTTCAACGGCTACTATCTCAGGTGAGGTAGATACAATGGCAACTGGTGGTACAACTGCTGGTATTGATTACGAGACAACGAGCGCATAATGTCAAATACTATTGGAAAATATAATATATCTTCATACATCGATGACTTAGTACCAGATCATGTCGAAACTTCGTATCCTGATTTAGTTAATTTTCTTAAGACATATGCATTATATTTAGAACGTTCAAATGATTCTGCATTCTATCTTAATGCATTAGATATCCAAAGAGATATCGATTATGTAGAAGATCACTTATTAACAGAATTGCAGAACGAAATTGGTATTGCAGTACCAAGAGATTTCGCTACAGATCCAAGATTATTTTATAAAAGGCTTATAGAGTTCTATATAAGTAGAGGTACACCCGAATCGATCACTTCATTCTTTCGTGTTATATACGATGACGAAGTAGAAACATATTTTCCGTTTGTAGATATACTTAATCCATCTGATGGAAATTGGACAGATCAAGCGGCCGCAATTCAAGCCGATAGAACTCAGTTTACAGCAACGAATACATTCACAATTAGTGGTACACCAACAGTAACTCCTGCAAATAATGATGATGGCAACGCAGCATTCTTTGATGATGATGTTGTATTTGTCAATAACACATATCAAGTTCCAGGTACAGATTATACTGAATCGGTTTATTCTGATACTACTACAAAATATAAATTAACATTTACGAGTGCATTATCAAATGGCGATGTTATAAGAACATATCCAAAGGGTTTGTTCACGAATAATGATGGATTCTTATCAGATAAAAAGTTTATTCAAGACTCTTATTACTATCAGCAGTTCTCATATGTATTAAGAACTGGTGCAAACGTAGCAGATTGGAGTAATGCATTTACAAGATTGATCCATCCAGCAGGATTTAAGTTCTTTGGCGAGATTGCAATATTAATTAAAGTACTCGATCAAGGAAATACAGCAGCTCAGTACGGTTGGTTAGAAACCGCTGGCGAAATTAACTTTAACATCGGTGCATTCCAACATGGACCGGTACAATTTAATAGTCATCTATTAGAGAAATCGTATACTCATTTTACTAACGGAAGTTCAGAACTTAGTAAGATAGGTATGCAAAACCATTGGGATAATATGAAGTTCCTATATTTAGGACCAAATTCAGATTTTGCTCACTGGACGTTGGAAGATAGTATAAATAACAATATAAGTACACAATTCGGAATGGGTGGAGCTAGTTCACTCGTTATTTCATAAAACAAAGGAAAAGACATGGCAGCAATAATCACAAGCAAATTTAGACTAGATTCAACGAATAAGTTCGTTGAGAGTCTTAGTGATAATCAATTCTATATGGCTCTGGGACGGCCTAACGCATGGACAGATGATTCTGTTCCGACAACCCCATATGAAAATGACTATACATCACATACTTTATGGGAAAACATGTTCGCCATGAAACGTATTGATGCTACAGACATTGTTCATTGTGCAACAAGGAGATTATGGGTTTCCGGCACAACATATATAGAATATGACGATCAAGATACAAACATAGAAGGCAAAGCATATTTTGTTATTTCAGCAAATAACAATGTATATATGTGCTTAAAGGCCGGAGCAGGCGCAAGTACAACTAACCCAGACGATACAGGTGTTCAAACATCGGGTGTTATCAATCATAGTGGATCAGATGGTTATATATGGAAATACATGTATACAGTCCCAACAGCTGATGTAACTAAATTCTTAACAACATCATTTATACCAGTAAGACGTTTAGCAGAAGCTCCAGCTGGTGGTGCAGATAGTGCATTAACAAATCAATGGTCAGTGCAAGGCAATGCAGTTGATGGCGCAATCTATAATATGAAGATCACAACTGCGGGAACTGGATATACTTCAGCTCCTACAATAACTATTGCAGGTGATGGCGCAAGTGCTGCAGCTACGGCTACAGTATCTGGTGGAGCTATCACAGGTATCACAATGACTAACGTTGGCACAGGATATACTCACGCTACTGTTACAGTAACGGGTGGTTCAGGATCTAATGGCGCAGTAAGGCCGGTGATTGGTCCACTTGGTGGGTTTGGAGCAGATCCGACAAATGATCTAAGAGCACATTATGTTACAATCAATACAGTATTCACTGGCGATGAGTCAGGCGCAATTCCTGATTCAAATGACTTTAGACAAATAGCAGTTGTTAAAAACCCTATTGAGAAAGCAAATGAGAGTGCGGTAGTTACAGCTACAGGCTCAATGGTTGTAGGTAATTTTTATAAGATCTTAACGATGGGTAATACCACAGATGCTAATTGGGCAACCGTAGGTTCAACAAGCGGTAATCCAGTTGTTGGAGAAATATTTAAAGCTTTGGCTACAACATTATCAGGTTCAAGTACAGGTACAATCGCTCAAGTTGCAGAAGCAAGTGCATATAATGTATGTAAGAGTGTAACAATTCCTGCTTCATTATCAAGTACATATGTAGCTGACTTCGCATTTGAAGGCCACACTGGTGGTACGGTTGGTGCTAAAGGCATATGTGTAGAATACAATAACACAAGCGGTGTATTACATTATATACAAAATGAATCTACTGGATTTGGTACATTTACTACTTCACATTTGACGAGAGCAACAGGTTCATCAGGTGCAGGTAATCAAATTTCAGCTGTAGGTACACCTTTAATTAACCATCATCAAGGCGATGTAATGTTTGTAGAGAATAGAACAGCAACAAGCAGAGGGTCTGGACAAGTAGAAACAATAAGATTAGTAATCGCATTTTAAATAGGATAGAGACATGGCAATAGCATTTAACGTAGAACCATATTGGGACGACTTTGAGTCGGTTGCATCGGGCAATACACTCAGCCCTAAAGAACAATATCAAAGGATATTATTTAGACCCGGTAAGGCAGTACAAGCTCGAGAATTAACTCAGCTGCAATCATCATTACAACATCAGATCTCTGCTACAGGAGATCATTTATTTAAGGATGGTTCAGTTGTTGTTCCAGGTGCAGTACACCTACATAATAAAATTGATTATGTAAGATTATCAGCATGTAACACAAGTGCAGTTGCAGACATTGTTGGTACCGAATATAGTGATGGTACTAATGTTGCTCGTGTTATTCATGCTACATTAGCTAGCGGCGATGACTCTATTACGTTATTTGTACAATATATTTCAGGTGCAGTATTTGCTAATAATGCTTCATTAACAGCAACAGGAAGTAAGACAGCCACTGTTGCAAATTCTAATGATGCAAATGGTAAAACTCCAGTAGGATTTGGTTCAATCGTTTCGATCGAAGATGGTATCTATTATATTAAGAGACACTTCGTTACGGTTAAAGCAAGCACAATTGTTTTAAATAAATATTCTCCTGATGTATCATTTGATATCGGTTTACTCGTAACTGAATCCCTTGTCAGTTCGGGTACCGATTCATCTTTAAACGATAATGCTACGGGCACTCCTAATGAGTCTGCTCCAGGTGCACATCGTTATTCTATTACAGCAGTCTTATCTTCTCAAGCAGTAAATGCATCAAGCGGTAACTTTGTTCTTATTGCTCGATTAGAGTCTGGTGTTATTACTAAGCATGCGCGCTCAGCTGAGTACAATTTATTAGAACAAGAATTAGCACGTAGAACATTTGACGAATCAGGTAATTACTATGTAAATCCATTTAAAACTCTTATTAAAACACATCAAGTCTCAAGCCCTGATGCTACGAAATTAACAGCAGTTGTTGAGCCTTCGAAAGCTTATGTAAGAGGATTTGAGATTGAAACATTATCAAATACAAATGTACATTTTGATAGAGCAAGAACATCTGAAGTAGTTGATGATAAACTTGTAGAGATGACTCATAATAACTTTATTGAAGTCACAGCGATGACTGGAACTCCTGATATTACCACATTTGGTAGGATATCTATTGAGAATGGCAGTGGTACAGAGATTGGTACATGTCGAGCTCGTTCAATCGAACGTGTAAGTGGTAATGGTGCAACATCTGCATCAAGATATAGAATACATATATTCGATTTTACCGGTACAATGACAGCAGCTACTCAATTAGATGACAAAGAGGGCACCGCGGCAGGAACGGCCTTCGCCGCAACAATCGCGGATAGTGGCGCTGCGACCGCATATAACATCGGCCCTGACAGTTTAGTATATGAGTTACCATATAAAAGAATTAAAACATTAGACGGAGAAGTTGATGAGTCTGCAGCAGATGATTTTGACTTTACATATAATGTCAATCGTATAGTTGGTAGTGCAACAGTATCAGGTTCTGGTACAGCCACATTTACTGCATTATCAAGTGGAGAACAATTTGGTTCTAAAGCAGCTAACACAAACTGGATTTTGATTAATGATACTAATGATGGAGATGGTGGTGAAGAGGTATTAGTAGGTGATATTACTATTAATAACAGTGCAAACCCACCAAGTGTTGTTATTGCTAACTTACCAACATCTGGAGATT